AATAAATGGTTGTTTGAATGGTATAAGGTTTTCTTTAATACTATTAAGCAGATAAGAGTTGATAAGAGTAGCCCACTTTTTATTAAACAAATAAGAAACAATATATCCTTAAAGGAAATAGCCGTATTAGAAAGTGTATCAGGCAAGATAGTCAATAGAGTAAGTATGAAGCAACAACTTATTAAACAGTTTAGGTTAATGTTTGTTAATTCTAAATCAGTGCATAAAATGGTTGATATGCTTAAAGTAGTTAAAGATGATGGCAAGGGTGGGCATGTTGATGACAACACACCTGAAATAGATTATAGTGATAGTTTAGACTATGCATTAGAACCATATGAAACACGCATGGCAATATATAAGTTTAGGAGATAAGATATGACTGAAGAATTGGTAAAGTATAATCATAGCAAAGCACTAATGGAGCGTGAGTTAGAAGAGAACGCTATTTGGTTTAATGGAGACCCCACAACAATAGAATACTTTTTTAAGATAACATATCCAAAGTATATTAAAGATATCAAGTCATCAGTCAAGGCATATGATCGTGTTCCTAACTTCTGGAATAGTGTAAGTGGAGATATACCAAGAATACATAGTGGTATAGCAGCTTTAATTAGTAGAACATGGGTAAGGTTAATAAAGACACGCACAATGAAAGTAGAAGTAGAAGATAAGAGTGAAGAGAAGTTACTTATAGATATACTAAAAGAAAACAATTTTATATCATGGTTAAATAAAGCAATCGTAACGAAATCATGGGCTGGGTATACATACTTTAAGTTTTCATATGATGAAGATATAAGTAAATATCCTATCATAGAAATGGTAGACCCAAGATATGTAGAAATAGAAGTGGTAAGAAAACGCATTAAGAGTTTTACATTTAAAATATTTAAGATAGTTGATGGCGAAGAGATTATTATATATGAAACTTATGAGATGCAAAATAAAGTAGCTCAAATATCGTATAAGGCGGTTAAAGTAATAAACGGTAAAGAAGAAGAAACGGCTTTACCACAAGGATATGAAAGAACAACAATATCCATAGACTTCATACCAGCGTTCTTAATGAATAACACCACATACAATTCAAGATTTACTGATAGCATATTAGGAGAAAGTGATTATAAGAATGTTCAGTCATTGTTCCATATGTTAGATAGTATCTTATCAAATACTGAATTAGACGTAGACAACGCAAAAGCAGTTAAGTTTGTATCAGAAGATATTATTAAAAAAGATGACAAAAATGAAGGTAAATACGATAAGAATGAAGTAGTCGTAGAGTTATCAAGTGCTATGATGCAAGACCCATCATTTGACATTAGAAGGCTTATATCGTTGTTACAACCTTTAGTAAGGGTAGAACAATTTAACGCAACAGCAAAGGAAGTAACAGGCCGTATACTTGCTAATATAGGGTTAAGTCCTGTATCGGTTGGGTTGCCTGGATTTGATAGCATAGATGCAGCAGCAGACAGCCAAAGAGCAAGAAAAGAAACATCTATTGTATCACGTGATGAAAAAGTAGAATTGATTACAGAGTTTTTAGTTCCATTCTTTGACAAGTTATTGAAATATCATCATTCTATACATGGGGAAGCATTTAAAGATAATAAAATCACAGTAGAGTTTGATAAATACGGTAGTCCACAATTTGAAGATTTAGTAGATACTATTGTTAAGGCTAAACAAGGCGGCGTTATGACAGTAAGACAAGCGATAGAAAAGCTATATCCTGAATTAACACCTGAAGAAGTAGAACAAGCGGTGGTAGATATTAAGGGCGAAAGCATGACACCATTTTTAGAGAGTGATATTGAATGATAGACTTATCACATTTAGGTGATTTGCAACCTGATGGCAGTGTTAGATTATTTGATAGAAACATACAATACCGTAAATATCGAAGAATAAGACAATCAACTGAACAAGAGATATTTTTAACCAATAGGGGATTTACAGTTGTTCAATCATCAAATGTTAGTGCATTACAAGTTGCAGGAGATGATTTATATATTCGTTTCTTAAATGGATCGCTTTATCGTTATCAAGGCAGTGCAAATATATTTGATAAAATCATGGGTAGTTTATCTAAAGGTAGTGCAGTATGGAAGTATTTAAGGAGACCTAAAAAGCCTTATGAGAAAGTTGGTAAGATAGATTTCCCTAAAGACATAAGCACAGCAATAGATGAAGAGTTAAGAAGTTTAACCGACCAAGATATATTTCAATCTATTGATGCACAAGTTATATTAAACATGACAAGAAACGTAAGCAACGCAGTATTACAAAACAAGGTATTAAGTGTAAATGGTATACAAGTAGTTCCATTAGTTATGGGTAAAAAGACTATATACATACCACTATCACTTCTTATAGTCCAAAACTAAAGACTTTAAAAGTTGGAAGGAGATTAAATGATGAATGAAGAAACAAAAGTTGAAACTGTTGAAACTGAAAACACACAGGAGCAAGTAGACGTGCAGGAAACGGAAACGCAAGAAACGGAAACGGAAACACAGGATAAAAAAACTTTCACGAAAGAAGAAGTCGAACGACTTGTCAAAGGACGCTTAGGCAGGGAGAGAGAATATTTCGCTAAAAGTTTGGGGTTAGAAAAATATGATGATGTCAAAAGTTTTGTTGAAGGATACAATCAAATTAAAAATACCTTAACCGAAAAGGAAAAAACTATCGAAGAAATGAATAGCAATTTATCCGCTATGCAAAATGATGTTATCAAGTATAAGTATCAAATTAAAGATGATAAGTTTAAAGAAGCGTTAGCCCTTGCTAAAATCAAGCAAGAAGGCACTGAAAAGCAATTAGAAGAAGCACTATCAGATGTGTTAAAAGAATATCCTTCAATGCGTAATGGTGTTGTTAAGGTAGGAGAAGAAGCGGGCAATCAAAGTGATGCTGCTAATAAACCTAAATATTCAAAAGAGTTCTTAATTGCTAATCAAACCATACCATACTTTAAACAACTATTAGATCAAATGAATAAAAAATAAAAGGAGATTATAAACTATGGCAGCAATTTTAGCAACATGGGATACTGAAGAACTATATGCAAATTATATAGCACCAGTATTAGAAAGTAATGTAGCACTTATTCCAGGATTAACAACAAATGCTAACGTGCAACAAATCAATGCAAGTGCAGCAGTATATTACGTTCAAAATGACGCAAGCGTTACATCAGGTAATGCAGGTAGAGATTTTACAGATAATGAAGCAGGTAACGATAGAGAGATTGTACCTTTAACATTATCAATTCAAATCGCAGAAAAAATGCCTAAAATCGTAGCTGAAACTACACCTATGGAGTTTGTAGGACGTTTCTTAACTAATTCAACAGTTAAAGCTATGAATAGATGGGGTTTCTTGGGTTTAGCAGCTTTAGTAAATGAGGGAACTCATAAGACTGGTACAGCAACAACTAAAGATACTATCTATGGCGATATTGTAGATCAAGTAGCAGCATTCGATACAGCAAACGCTGACAAAGGTAGTGCAACAGCAATTATTGTAGGGCCTTTAGCATTAGCTAAATTACGTAAATCTACAGAGTTTGCAATCAATCCATCATTAAACTCAACAGTAGTTCAAGATGGTTTAGTAGGATATGTAGCAGGGCTTCCTGTTGTATACGCTAAAAACCTTGATGCAATCGCAGCTTCTGATTTAAGTGGCTATTCAGCAATTAGTGGATTAGATTATATTATCTTACGTTCTGAAGCATTCATGGCACCTAAAGTGTATGAATATTTTGACATTATTGAAAAATCAGAGAAGTTTCCTGGTTCTAAATTGATTGGCGAAATCCCTTATGGTTTCAAAGTATCAAATCCAGACCAAGTATACGTAAGAGTAACATCATCAACAGTACAAGTATAATAGGAGTGATTAGATGAAATATAGACATATCATGGGGAAGGTCATAGATGTAGCTCCACACGTGGAACATATATATAGAGATAGTCCTTCGTGGAAAGTCTATGAAGAACAACCTGTTGATAGTAAACTTACGAAAGCACAGTTAGTAGAAGTTGCTAAAAAACAAGGGTTAATCACAAAGGGCAAGACTAAAGAAGAATTGCTCAAATCTATAAATGTTGAAGATACCACTAAAACGCAAGACTTCAATGATGATATAGTATAAGAAATAAGGGTGGTGGTGTAGTGCCACTGCCCTATTTTAATAAAAAGGAGATATTATGAACTCAACATACAATGACACATACCATGTAGCCGTTCCTGATTTAGATTATCTCAAAGCATCTGGTTATGATTTAATAACTGAAGGTGGTTGGACTAAAGAAGTAACTGAAAGCAAAGTATTAGCATATAGCATAGAAGCATTAAATGAGCTTTTAAGAGATAGAACGCAACAAGATAAGTATGTAATCACATATTTAATAAAGTTTGATGAAACATGGCGTGAAGCGTGGGAATTATACATGATAGCATATATTCGTGCTACGTTTAAACATGGAGAATGGGTAGAAAGACCGAGAGATGTAGATAATGCTATTAAATCAAGTGTATTAGGAACTAAAAGATTTAAGGATACTTTATATACGGAAATAAAGAACTCAAATGAGGTGTGGTAGATGAGAACGTTTATAGGTTGGTGGTTATCAGGTAGAGAATATACTGATCGTGCAGATGTTCCAAGAAATGAAGTTCCTGAATTAGTAGATGGTGCGGTGCAAGTAAGATACGATCTATTAGGCATTAACAAGTCTATTTATCGTGGCGGCGTTAAATCTAAACAATACACCTATATCATTGAGTGTGATTTTAAAGAGAAGATAGAACAATTTGATTATATATATGTAGATAAAGATTGGCGTAAGGTTGATGAAGTTGAAGAAAAACTTCCTAAAGAAAAACAAGCAGTTATTAAAGCATGGCCTGGCAAGTATCAAGAACATGCAGTTAAGGTTGTGTATTTACTATGAAAGACTTATCTAATGCAGTTTTACAAATATTTAAAAGTAAAGCACCAAAAGGAAAGACAAGAAGATTAGTAGGACAAGTAAGAGTAGAAATGAAAGAGAACGGGTTTGACATTATAAGTGATATTTATTATATGCCTTATACAACTGAAAAATGGGGGTATCATAGTGTATGGAAAAAGACTTTAGTAAATCCACATGAAGGTTGGTGGCAAGAAGCATTTGAAATGTCTATAAGATTTGTAAGTTCTGTTCTTGGAAAGGAGTTTGTCCGTGAACAATAAACAAATAGCAGATAAATTAACAACTGAATTAACTGGTAATTATAATTATGTCGTAAGTGATGATGAACAGCTCTTTTCCAAAAACATGAAAATAAGTGATGAAAGTTATATACCAGTTATATTAAGACTTATCACACCGTTTCAAGACCCTAACAAATATCAATTAACAAGCGTTTATACATTATCATTTTATGTAGATAAGAGATTAGATAAAGACTTATTTTATAATGACGTGGATAGTTTTAAATCATCACAAGTAGATGAACTTATCGGCAGTGATTATATTACAAAAACATATCAAAGTGTTAGAAACACCGAAGAAGAATATGTCAATAAAGGTACAGAATATTGGGTGTATGAATTAGAGTTTACATGGGTTTACTCACTTGCAATCGTAGGCAGCCAATCCACAATCAAGATAGACACAGTAGAAATACCTTTTATAGAATGCGATATAACGCACGATGTCGCCTATATAAACAACATTTCACATGACACGGCATTAACTAACTATCGCATGAGTAATGACATTATACTCTTAACTGTACCGCTTATATTGTCAAATACAGCAATAGCAAGTGTGTTCAACTACTCAAATACAAACGGTTATAACAATATAGTAGCATTAGACATAAACGGTGTTAGTAAAAGTTTAGTGATTAAGCGTACGAATGTTAAGTATCTAAAAACAGGTCAATTAACGGTTATGGTTATTACGTTAGAAACAGCATACCCACGTGTTACGTTTACATTAGATGGAGAAGTGATACCTAACACAGCATGGAGATTTAACGGTAAGAAGGAAGTA